CTGCTCCAATTGCCGGCCCCATGATCGGGCTGTACATCATGTCGCGCATGAAGCTGGCCATTGCGACGGCAGCCTCAGTGTTGTTAACGCGATCATTACCGTCGCGGCTACTCGCAAACGACTCGATGTTTACAGCGGAACGCTTGGCCGTAACCAACTGCATTTTTCGGCCCAACGTGGGGTCCATCTGTTCATCAACCCAGGTAAACCCGAGCTTTTCCATCTCTTCTTTTGTCACCGCATAGTCCATCGGAACCAAACCCATGAAATCTTCTTCACCGTAACCCATCCAACCGTAATACAGCTGCGTCTTCCACGCTTCAGTGGCCAGATCTACCGGAGTTTCGGTGAACACCACGCGCGTTGACGTGCTCTGGGCAATGTTCCGGACTTCTTCCCCGGTCTGTTCGTGAGACGCGGCCTGGGCACGCTCCTGATTACTCATCACCAGCACGCGGTCCATCGTGTCCAACACGATCTTCATCGCCATGATGATGCCCTGCGTATCAAGCTGAGGGAAGTTGTGTGAATACATGGCCTGCGCTGCGCTTTGCTGTGAACGCGTAAACTTGCGGCCTGAAAATCCAAGGAAATTGCGCGTGCGGAACCACTTCTCACCCTGATTCAAAATCTTCTCGATCGTACCCTCGGGCACGATGTCCTCGTCGATCATCGTCAGGTTGGTCAGGTTCTGCTTGCAGCTCAGAATGTACTGGCTCATCAGGTTGCTAAACTGATCCTGGAACGGAAGCACTTCCAAACTCAGTGATGAATTAAGGTCACGATCTTCATCCGCGTCATAGCCGTAATAAATCACGGGGCAATAGGGCAGCGGGGCAGCGTAAAGAATGGTGTCATCGCTGGCCACGACAAACCGAAACCACACGGGGTAATTGTAGTCGCCCAATCCGTATTCACTGGGAACCAACTTGCAAAACACTTCGGTGACCAGAACGCCCTTATCAACATCCTCCTGGCCATACATCCTGTTCTGAACCTTGGTTTCGCGATCGTTCGATCCAGCGCCGGCAGTGAGCCCATCAGGGAACTGCATCGCACAGGGATAGACATTTTGAAAATAAGCAGCGTTACCGGTGAACCACTTAGTGTCGCCAATCGAAACCTTGTCGGTGTTGTAGTAACCGGTGTGGCCCTGAATATCGCCATACCGCATAATGCGCCAGTAACCACCATACGAACAACCGGTGTCAGTGTTGAACGTGCTCAACCGGTGCATCTGGTCGTAGAACATCCGGGTAGGGTGCGGGGTATGATAACGGAGCCCCTCACGAACCCGCTTAATTTTCGTCGCACTGTATTTGTCGGCCGATTTTTCGCCCGAGCTGTCCTTCACTAACTGATACTCGGTGTGCCACTCTTCCATCGGAAACTTCAGGGCAAGCGAGTAGTGCAGCATTTTGAACACGGCCTGCTTCTGCACTTCGTAAAATCCATACTGCCGAGCCATCACCTCCATGCGCTGAGTAGCTAGGTCACAGCGGACCCGATTCTTCAGCGTCGAAATGGCGGGATCATACTTCAGATATGGGTTCTGCCGGCGGCCGTTCATGATCTTCGCCCAACGAACAGTCGTGGTCGACTTCACCAGAGGAACGAAGACTTGGAAAAATACGGGAACATTAATTTTTTTATGTTCCTTGCCAGTTTTGGGATCGATCTCGGTGATCAGCAGGTGGGTCAATCCGAGTGTATCGAGAGTTTTCTGGACATCCTCCTTATCGAAATCCTTATCCATCATTGACTGAATCAATGTGGGGGAGATCTGGTGCAGCGGTGTGTCCCACGCCAGATCGAGAGCGTGATAAACCTTCCAGTGTCTCAGCGAGTCTTCAATCCCCTCCTGTGTGCGGCCGCGAATCAGCCGGCGCAACAGGTTGATCTTTTCTTCGACCTCCTTACCCAACGGAGAGTCGGGGCTGGGAGCGAACAGCTTTTTCAAACCGTCCGAATCAATCCCGCGCTCCCTCAGTATTTGTAAGTCGACCATGGGATAGCCGTTACGCCTTCATCATCTTGCTTACTGCGGGCGGCGTTTTCTTCGCCACTGGGGCAGGAACCTCTTCTTCGACAGGTTCAGCTTCCACAGCTTCCTTGGTGATCTCGGTGACATCGGCCGTAAACGACTGTTCGCCGTATTCTGGAGCCTCGCCAATCGTCAGGGTGATCTTCTCGCCAGGTTTGCAGTCAGCCAGCTGATCGGCCAGTTCGCCAGTAATGGTAACCGTATTTCCAGCATTCATTGGCAGCACTATAAGTTTGTCAGGCTTTTTTTGGCAAGGTTATAGTCTCACCCATGAGTCCGAGCCACGAAGACACGACAATCGATTACTGGATACCACGACTGGCCCCAAAACAAGTTGATCTGTTTAACTGCTTTGATCGCGCAGTGCTCGTCAGTGGCCCCCGCAAAACTGGCAAAACGATCGCTATCGGCCACCGGATCTGCCGGCACCTGTGGGAAACACCCGGCGCGCGCGTGGCTATCTTCAGCAAGACGATCAAAAATGCGACCGACGGCGGCATCTGGGACGACTTGATCAAAATCATTGTCCCAGAATGGATCGATTCAAACATCGGCTTCGAATACACCACTCACGACTCGAAGGGAATACCAGGCCCGCGGTCAGACACAAAAACTAAAACCCTCTACTTCAAAGTCAAAAATCATTTCGGCGGGGAATCTGAGTTGAAACTGTTCTCGCTCGATTACGACAAAGACGTCGAAGCGAAAGTGAAGGGCACGCGATTCAGCATGATGTGGTTCTCCGAGCTGAGCCTGTTCGAAGACAAAAACGTTTTCAAGGTTTCCCTCCTACAGCTGCGCATGACGCACTTGCGCCGTGATCAGCACATGTGGATTGCTGACACCAACCCGTCCGACCAGGGCGAAGATAGCTGGATCTACGAATACTGGTACCGGAACCGGATGAAGAAGTGGGACAAGGATAAAGATCAGAAGTTCTGGAACCAGCTGGCCCTGCACGAAATATTTCTTCCCGACAACCCGTTTAACACCGACGACGACGTGGATGAGCTGGAGGCGCTATACGCAGATGATCCCGACGGTTACGAGCGCAACGTCCAGGGCAAGTGGGTAAAGAGTGGCAGCAGCAAGGGCAAACATTTCTCCGGTGTGTTCAACGAATATACGCATGTCATCGGAGGTGGTGACGATGGTGACGCGATCGACATCAGCCCGAACACAATCGACCTGTTCACCGGCTGGGACATCGGTGACGTGAACCATTCGGCCCACATTCTCGAAAAACTTTTGGTCAACGACAAGCCGCTTTGGTTGGTGCACGACGAACAGGTGGTGATTGGTGATCATGTCAGCACCACGGACTTTACATTGGAGTTCCTGGATAAGATGGACAAACTTCAGGAGTATTACAAAAAAGACTTCCTGTGGCGCCATTGGTCCGACGACTCAGCGATCAATGCGTATCGTGCGAGCTCTGGCAGTTATGATTACCTGGACGTGCTGGCCGCATCGCAGAACAGGATCATGCTCGAGGCGGCGATCAAGCCCGATGGCAGCGTGCGCACGCGCGTGAAGCTGTTACGGCAGTTGTTGCGCGAGAATCGAATATTCGTTGCGGCCAGATGCAAGGCCACAATCCGGATGCTGAAGGAATGCAAAAAAGGTTCGGCCGAAAACAAGTTCGTGGAACACAACGAGCATAAACATCCATTCGATTCATTGACCTACCCACTGCTGATGGAATCGATCGAAGATCTGGTTATGGTGTCCCACCGCCCGACAGCGCGAAAGGACGGGAAGCGCCCGCCTATTTCTCTGGGTGGAGTTTGAGAAGGCTGGCATACATCGCGCGTTGTTTTGGCGATTTCGCCTTAAACACGTGCACCCATTGGCGACGGCGCAAAAATTCTGTATGTCGCTCCACGTCCATCAGGTCAACCCCGCACGCTTCAGCAAACGCATCGGCGCTACCGACTGGTCTATTGGCCCACGTGGTTCGGAACGAATAATCCTTTACGGTAGATAACGACAGGCCGGAAACTTTGGCAATGTCGGCGTGAGTCATGCCGTTTCGACCATTGTCTTTTCTGGCAATCAAACGGCAAATGCAGGGCGGAAGCCGATCCGCTTTTTTCAGCAAGCTCATTTGACCGGAATTGGCGCGCTTCGTTTCATTAGCTCCAGGGTCAAATCTTTCATCATATCCATGTTGGCTTTGTAAAGCTCTGTCATGGCGCGAATCTGGTCGGATTGAGCCTTTCCAGATTCAGTAATGACTTCCGCGTTCATCTTGCTGGTGATGTTCGATAGCGTGAGTGACACGGTGCCGTTTGTTGACCTTCGGTACTCAGCGAACCCCACGTTCATATCTTTCGGAAATTCACCCGTCAGCTTCTTTCCGTTACCATCATTGATCTCGAAACCCGTTTTCGGAACAAGCTCGTTAGATGCCTTGGTCAAGCAACCCGAGCCAATCACGGCAACGGCCAGTAGTAGAGATATAATGAGTTTTTTCATACGGCTATCCTATCCATTGTTTCCGCAAAGTTTTCTTCGCTCCACCAGGTGGAATGACCGAAATCGGATTCACGAACCACCCGAACCCGACTACTCACATCTTCACACACCCGCATTGGGCCGGTGCGACCAAGCTGGCCAAAGCCAGAAATCCAACCAATCAACGTGCCGGCCAATCGCAAAGGTAGGTCTTTCTCAGCGATATAGACAGACACCTTATCAATCCGTCCATCGGCCATGGCTCCGTTCAGGCCGTTCTTAACGAAGTCGCTTTCACAGGCGGGCGAGAACAGGTGAAGCTCTTTCATCGCCGGCCAATTCATATCACGCAGGGTATCCAACACGACGTCAGCGCCGTTGGAGTGGGCGACTAAACAGATTTCCCAACCTTGATTGATATAAAACTGCAACTTCTTGCGCAGCTTTTCCGCCCGTTTCTTCTGCCAGATAGCGCGACTCAGGAGGAAGCCAGAAAAGTATTCCAGCTTTTCCGCTGGGGTAAGCTTGGAGACAATGAAGTGCGTTACAGCCTTGGCGTTCCAGTTGTCGGACTCACCTGGGAACGTCATGATGCCGTTGACGAAAATGTAGATGCGCTTTTTCACTTCTTTCGCATTAACAACAGATGGGCAGTTTCGTTTTCATGGCGATAGTGCGATAGATGCGGGAGGATGAGTGTACGGAAGGCTGAGCAGTGAAACAGGGTGGCGGCTGGTGATGTCCACTT